AGCAGTAGCGGAATTTAATTACAGTTATTATAAATTCTCATAAAGGTGAAATTATATTATGTTAAATCTTGAAGAAATTTTTAAAATGTGGGCCAAGGATTCTGAGATTGATGATCTTAGACTTGATGAAGCTTCAAAGAAAACTGCATCACTTCACGCAAAATACCTAGAAATGCTTTCTGTATCTAAGCTTCAGCTGAAGCGTAAAGATATGGAATTTAAAGTGCTGCTTAAAAATAAGTGGTTGTGGTATAATGGCAAGATGCCAAGAGATCAGATTGATGAGCTTGGTTGGGAATATGACGCACTCAATGGATTGAAGATTCTGAAAGGTGAAATGGATTACTATTATAATTCAGATCCACATATTCAAGAAATGCAAGCAAAGATTGACTATCTAAAAACATTAATTGAGACTCTGGAAGAAATCATAAATAATATTCGTTGGAGACATTCAACTATTAAAAATATGATTGATTGGAGAAGGTTTGAGAGTGGCGGATGAGCGACCTTAAAATACATAATAAAAATCATGCTTTCATACATATTGATTGTGAACCATCTGTTGCTAATGAGCTTTCAGATTTTTTCACGTTCTATGTTCCTGGTTATAAATTTATGCCAGCATATAAGAATAAAATATGGGATGGTAAAATCCGTTTATACGATGTTCGTAAAAAAGAGCTTCCAGCTGGGCTATACAAGTACGTAGAAGAATTTGCAAATACACCTGGTCGCGATTACCACATCGCCTTAGAGCATGACAATTATTATGGATTAGCTGGATCTAAGGTTGATGTTGATATGTCATTCATGAAAGATATGACTATTACATCTAGAGGAAAAGAGATTGAACCCCGTGATTATCAATTAAATGCTATTGAGCAAGGGTTAACTAATAAGCGCAGTTTACTTATTTCGCCAACGGCATCAGGTAAATCACTTATCATTTATTCTCTTATTCGTTGGTATCTTAAAAATTACGATAAGAAAGTAATTATTGTTGTTCCTACCACTTCACTAGTAGAACAGATGTACAAAGATTTTGGTGACTATTCTGAATTTGACGATGGCTTTGACGTAGAACAACTTTGTCATAAGATTTATTCTGGAAGGGAAAAGATTTTTGACCAAAAGATTGTTATCACAACTTGGCAATCTGTGTATAAAATGCCAGGACATTGGTTTGAAGATTATGGTATGGTTATTGGTGATGAAGCACACACGTTCAAAGCAAAAAGCCTTACCTCTATTCTTTCAAAGTGTAGAGAAGCTGAGTTTAGATTTGGTACTACAGGTACTCTTGATGGTACTAATACTCATAAACTTGTTCTTGAGGGCTACTTTGGACCTGCGTATTATGTGACTACAACAAAGAGTCTTATGGATGAAGGTTCTTTATCTACTCTAGATATTTCTGTTCTATTGATGAAGTATTCTGATGCTGAATGTAAGCTTATAAATAAAGTTAAGTACCAAGAAGAAATAAACTTTCTTGTTGGTCATGAAAAAAGAAATAGCTTTATTTCAAATCTAGCGCTTGATCAAGATGGTAATACATTAGTACTTTTCCAATTAGTGGAAAAACATGGTAAACCATTATACGATATTATTAAGAGTAGAGCTCACCCAAGAAGAAAAATCTTTTTTGTTTCAGGCGCCACTGATGTAGATACAAGAGAGCAAGTCAGATCTATTACTGAAAAAGAAAAGAATGCTATTATTGTTGCGAGTCTTGGCACTTTTTCTACTGGTATTAATATTCGCAATCTGCATAATATTGTATTTGCATCTCCATCAAAATCTCAAATCAAAGTCCTACAATCAATTGGCCGCGGATTGAGAAAATCTGAAGATGGTAGAGATACAAAGCTTTATGATATTGCCGATGATCTACATTGGAAGAGTAATAAGAACTATACACTCAACCATGCAGCTGAACGAATTAAGATCTACACAAAAGAAAAATTCAAATATAAAATTTATGAGATAACTTTATGATAGAAGAAAATGATTCTATAGAAGAAATGGATATTCAACATGTAAAGTTATCTGATGGTAGCGAAATTGTGACATATATAAATTCTACTGAAGGTGCTTCAATTCTTGTTGAAAGACCTATGAATTTAAATCTTGTAACTGCTGCTAATGGATATGACACTTATTACTTTACAAAATATTTCCCATTTGCAAAAAACAATCTGGTCAAGTTAAACTCGCGAAATGTAATTTCTGCGAGTGAAGTAACTAGTGAAATTAAAGAAAAGTATATTCGAGCGGCTCTTCGGTCTGATAATACTAGTGATATAGATAATGGTATGGCAGACCTTGATGACGATGATATGGATCTAAATTTTATGGAATCACCATCTAAGAAGTTACATTAGAGATAGTATATCCCCCTCTCTCACCGGACTCTATTAATTATACCACAGTTTTCCCAATCTGTAAACCCCTAAAATGCATTTTTATGAAAATAAATTCATAAAAAAGTAGTGTACATTTCCTTAGAATTAGTTTATAATATAACTAATAATATATGCTAGGAGTATATCATGGCTAAAATCAAACCAAAAGATAAACCACATTATGTCAACAATAGAGAATTCTCTTATAAAGTAGTTGAATACGTCTCATCAGTAAATAAAGCCCAAGAGGAAGGTCAAGCACTTCCAGTTGTTACTGATTATATTGCAACCTGTTTCCTTAAGATTGCCGAAGGCTTGTCTCACAAATCTAATTTTATTCGATACACTTACCGTGAAGAAATGGTAATGGACGCTGTTGAGAATTGTCTAAAAGCTATTATGAATTATAACATAGAAGCTGCAACTCGTACAGGTAATCCAAATGCCTTTGCGTACTTTACTCAAATCTGTTATTATGCATTTTTACGTCGCATTGCAAAAGAAAAGAAGCAACAAGACATTAAATTCAAATGGATTGAAAAAGCTTCTATTGATGACTTTATGCAAGCAGGCCTTGATGGAGATTCAGACACTGGTCGATATTTTGTAGATCAACTTCGTTCTCGTATTGATAAAGTAAAAGATACCGACACTCAGCTAAAAGAATTTGCAAAAGAAGAAAAGGTAAAAACTAAAAACGCTAAAGGTATTGAATTGTTTATGGGAGAATAATATGGGACTTAAAGCCAAGTTTATAAGCTTTTGTGAGTTGCAAAAAGCAGCAAATCTTGAGAGAAGCTTAAAAGGCCACGAACACCGAGATACTATTAAAGCATATGAAAGAGCTAATAAGCTCAAACGTGAAATCCTTGAGGGACTAGATGAAAATAGCAATCATTAATGATACCCATTGCGGTATTCGCAATTCATCAGAAATCTTTTTAAATTACCAAGAAAAATTTTATAAAGATGTATTTTTTCCATATTTGAAAGAGCATGGAATTAATCAAATTCTGCACCTAGGTGATTATTATGACCACCGCAAATTTATCAATTTCAAAGCACAAAATTCAAATCGTAAAACTTTCTTAGATGTACTTAAGAAAGAAGGTATTCATATGGATATTATTCCAGGAAACCACGATGTGTTCTATAAGAATACTAATGATTTGACTTCTTTGAAAGAACTTCTGGGTTACTATACATCAAACGTAAATATTATTATGAAGCCAAAAGTGCTTGATTATGATGGTTTGAATATTGCTGTAGTCCCTTGGATTAACTCAGAAAACTATGCAGAATCAATCGACTTTATTAAGAAGTGTAATGCACCAATTCTTGGCGCTCATTTGGAATTGATTGGCTTTGATATGATGAAAGGTATGCCAAATACTCATGGTATGACTTCTGAAATCTTTGAACGTTTTGAATTAGTAATGTCTGGCCACTTCCATACAAAGTCAAACCAAGGGCATATTCACTACCTTGGCACTCAAATGGAGTTTACTTGGTCCGATTGTAATGACCCTAAGTTCTTCCATATTCTTGATACTGAAACTCGTGAACTTACTCCAATTCGTAACCCATATACTATTTTTGAAAAAGTGTTTTACAATGATGAAAAAATAGATTATAATAATTATGATACGTCAAATTTAAAAGATAAGTTTGTAAAAGTTGTGGTAGTCAAAAAGACTGATCCATTTATGTTTGATAGATTTGTTGATCGTATCCAAAATGAAGATATTCATGAACTAAAAATTGCTGAAACATTTGAAGAGTTTACTGGTGATAATGTTGAAGATGAGTCTGTATCAGTAGAAGATACTACTGAACTTTTGGATTCATATGTTGAAGCTGTTGAAACAGATCTTGATAAAGGTCGTATTAAAAACTTAATGAGAACGCTGTACGTCGAAGCACAAAGTATGGAAATCGTATGATTGTTTTTGAAAAAATCCGTTGGAAAAACTTTCTGTCAACTGGCAATGACTTTACAGAAGTCCAATTAGATAGATCACCTACTACACTAATCGTAGGCCAAAATGGCGCAGGAAAGAGTACTCTTCTTGATGCTCTTTCCTTTGCTTTGTTTGGTAAACCACATCGCAACATTAACAAACCACAACTAGTAAATACCATCAATGGTAAGAATACTGAGGTTGAAGTTAACTTTACGATTGGTTCTCATACATTTGCAGTAAAGCGTGGTATCAAACCAACTAAGTTTGAGATCTGGCAAAACGGTAATATGATTAATCAATCATCAGCCGCTAAAGACTATCAAAAGTTTTTAGAGCAAAATATTCTAAAGTTGAACCATAAATCATTTCACCAAATTGTTGTACTTGGTTCATCTTCATTTATCCCATTTATGCAACTACCAGCAGGCCACCGTAGAGACGTAATTGAAGATCTATTAGACATTGGTGTATTTTCTAAAATGAATTTAATCCTTCGTGAAAAGGATTCAAAACTTAAAGAAGAAATTGGCAATATTACATACGAATATGATTTGAATAAAGAAAAGATTTCTCTTCAAAAGAAATATATTCGTGATATTACGGAGTTGAATGATGAGCAAATTGAAAAGAAAACTGCCCAGATTGATACCAATCAGGACGAGATCGAAGAATTCAATATGGTCAACAACAACTTATCCCAAGAAATCGAAAGTCTTCAAGAAGGCCTTGCTGAAAGTCTTAAAACCAACCACGATAAAAAGCAAAGCCTCTCTCAATTCAAATTTCAATTCCAATCAAAAATCAAAGAGGTTGTTAAAGACGCAAAGTTCTACGAAGAAAATGATGTTTGTCCAACATGTTCCCAAGGTATTGGTGATGATCTCAGACACAAAAAATTGTCCAATGCCAAGTCCAAAGCCCAAGAACTTAACACGGCAATTTCTGATGCATCTGAACAGTCAACTATTGTGGAACAGGCTATTGAGCGGCTCAATATCACTGCAGAGCAGGTCAGAGAGAAGACAGCATCTATATCAACTAACAATTCTACAATCGCCGGGCTCCAAAGACAAATACACAATCTTGAGACTGAGATAGATTCACTAAGAGGTTCTACAGGAGATTTATCAAAAGCTAATTCTGAACTATCAGAACTACAAGAATCTCGTAATGTTTTATCTGAAGAAAAGCTAAAGTTGATTGATACTAAATCATATAACCAAGCTGCGTCAGAAATGCTAAAAGATACTGGTATTAAGACAAAAGTAATTAAACAGTATTTACCTGTTATGAATAACTTAGTGAATAAATATCTTCAGGTACTTGACTTCTTTGTAAAGTTTGAGCTAGATGAAAGTTTTAATGAAACAATCAAATCCCGCCATAGAGACTCATTCAATTATGCGAGCTTTAGTGAAGGCGAAAAACAAAGGATTGATTTGGCCTTACTCTTCACGTGGCGTCAAATTGCTAGAATGAAAAACTCAACATCTACGAATTTGCTAATTCTAGATGAAACATTTGATTCGTCTCTAGATCATGATGGTATTGATAACCTAATGAAGATCCTTTATACTCTAGATGATCAAGCAACAAACGTATTTGTTATTTCACACAAGGGTGATCTATTAGATGGTAAGTTTAGAAGTAAGATTGAATTTGTTAAAGAACACAACTTTAGTAAGGTAAAAGTATGATTGAAAACTATGACTTTCCAGAAGGATCTTATAGATCAATAGTTCATTTGATAAATTTTATGAACTACAAAATTGGATGTGAGGTTGGAGTCTATAGAGGATTAAGTTTATTGAATCTCGCCCAACATTGTAGCTCTATTGAAAAAATGTATGCTATTGATAATTGGAAACCTCATACTGATTATAAATATGATGAAAATGGACAAGTTTATGACATTAAGGATATAGAATTATCGAAAACTATTTTTGAGCATAATCTTAAATATTCAGGAGTCGATAGCAAAATAGAAGTTATCGAAAAAGATTCTGAAATTGCTAGTAAAGACTTTGAAAATAGCTACTTCGATTTTATTTGCCTAGATTGCTATTCTAATTCAGAAGAAATAACAGATAATATTAAATATTGGTGGCCGAAAGTTAAAAGCGGAGGACTACTTATAGGTCATGATTCTCAGACAGAAATGGTAAGAAGCGTAGTGATTGCCTCTTACAATGACGGGATTTTAAAGTCTGGTACTGGCCTTAGTGAATACGATAATGTATGGATTGTAAAAAAATGAATTTAGCTGAATATAATAACCCATTACTAACTTCGCCTTTGGAGTTTATTGAAACTCCAAGTAAAGATCTTGAAGGTTTGAAAGAGCTTTCCAAGCAAATGTATCAGCTTGTCGCACAGTTTGGCGGAGCTGGATTATCTGCTAATCAGATTGGTATTAATAAACGAATGTTTGTTGTAAAATACGGTGAGTACGAACAAACATTTATTAATCCAAAAATTACTTGGTTCTCAGATAAGAATATTGTTTTGGAAGAAGGATGTCTAACCTTTCCAGGAGTATTCATTGGTGTAAAAAGACCTGATGCCTGTAGAGTAACATTTATGGATGCTGATGGAAATGAGCACGAAGAAATGCTTTTCACTGGGATTTCTAATAGAATCATTCAACATGAGTACGATCATATGGAAGGTAAGTTCTATTACGATCATATTTCTAAGCTTCAAATGGGACGCTTAAAGAAAAAAATGAAAAAAAAATTAGACATCGATCTTAAGTAATTGATTTCTAAGGAAATCTTTTTTCATAAAAGTGAAAATAATTGTGTACATTTGCTTCTTGTTATGGTAGAATATACTTAACAAATGGAGAAATGGCATGGCTAAACAATCTAAATCTATCTTAGCAAAGCTGCTGGCTAATGAAAATATTGATGTTCAATATGGCAATTACAAGACAGCTTTCTTTGACGTTGAAAAGCGTGTTCTTGGTCTTCCACTCTGGAAAGACGTTTCTAAAAATCTTACTGATCTTTTAATTGGCCATGAAGTTGGCCATGCGCTTTATACTCCTGCCGATGGATGGCATGACTCTGCAACTACTATTCCTGGTTGCCCTCGCGCATATGTAAATGTTGTAGAAGATATTCGTATTGAGAAAAAAATCCAATTCAAGTATCCTGGCCTTGTTCGCTGTTTCAAGCTTGGCTATAAAGATCTTTTTGATAAAAACTTCTTTGGTACAAAAGATCGTGTTATCGAATCATATTCCTTGATTGATCGGATTAACATTAAAGCAAAGCTTCGTGATTTGATTGAAGTCCCTTTCTCTTCTAAAGAGCAACCATTAGTTGATATGGCATTCAAAGTAGATACTTGGGAAGATGTTATTGAAGCATGTAAAGCTTTATATGAATATATGAAAGAAAACGCAGAGGGACAGAAAAATGAGAATGATTCGCAAAATGAGCAACTCGATCAGAATGAAGATCTTGGAGATACGAGGGATGATCTACCTATGGCAGGCGAACAGAGCTCTGACGAAGATGGAGAAGAAACTAAAGCTTCCCAAGGATTGGAACCAGAAGAAAAATCAGAAGACAAAATAGAAGAAAGCTCATCTGCTGAAGCTAATGGTGGTGATACTTCTCCTGAAAATGTAGAAACTGATGAAATCTTTCGTTCGATGGAAGGTGAGTTGCTTGAGCAAGACGCACATGGTCGTCAACCAGTTTATATGAAGCATATTACTCGTCGTCAATTCAAAGATATGCTATTCACATACAATGATGTTTTATTGTCTCGAGCTATCAAAGGTAGCAATATTGAAGTTGAAGAAAAAGACTATAAAGATTTTATTGATGAGACTAAAAAAGTAACTAATCTTCTCGCAAAAGAATTTGAAATGCGTAAAGCAGCATTTCGTACTCGTCGCGCTCAATCAGCTCGTTCAGGTTCTTTAGATGTAAATAAGCTTTATAACTATAAATTTACTGATGACATCTTTGCCCGTGTAACTAATCTTGCAGATTCAAAATCGCATGGTATGGTTATGATGATTGATTTCTCTGGTTCTATGGGAGACATCATGGGTGGAACATTAAAGCAGGTTTTAAACCTTTCAATGTTTTGCAAAAAGGTAAATATTCCTTTTGAAGTTTATGGTTTTACTGGTGGTGATTCTGCTGGTAGACAATATTCTTATGTGGGTGAAGCTGAAGTAGATCACCGTGACCAGCGTGTATTTGAATTGCTTTCTTCTAAAATGAAAAAGGTAGTTTATGAAGATGCATTCAAAACTTTGTGGAAACGCTCTCTTGATAGTTACAGCTGGAGAACTCCATCTACTGTAGAAGAGTGGGGTGGAACTCCATTAAACGAAACTTTGATGGCTTCTAGATATATTATTGAAGATTTTAAAGCTAAAAACCCAGTACAAAAAGTAAATTTTGTACTTCTCTCAGATGGTGATGGCCATAACGTTCGAGTAAATACTTCAGAATATGTACGTTATAACTATGAAGCTATTATCGATATTAAAGGTAAACTACATAAAGTAGCTCGACGTTCTAGTGCAGTAACGTCCTTCTTGCTAAATCAACTTCAAAATATGGATGTTACTACAGTTGGCTTTTTCCTTGCTCAACGAGCATATGACTTCAATGGAGCCGTTTGGAAAAATTCTGATAGTCACGTTAGTAGCGAAAAATTAAAAGAGCTTCGTAAAAAATACAATAAACAAAAGTTCTTGAATATGGATAATGTATCAGGTTTCAATCGTTACTTTGTAGTCAAATCAGATCGTAAATCTATTGACACAGATAATGAAGAACTTGAGATTGATCAAAATGCCTCAAAGGCTCAGATTGCCAAAGCTTTCAAGAAGTACTCTTCTTCTAAGAAAGGCAATCGGGTTCTATCAGCAAAATTTGCAGAAATAATTGCATAAAAGTGAAAATAACTGTGTACATTCACTGAGAAGTATGGTAGAATATACTTATAAATGATGATGATGTGGAGACTATATTATGATTAATGAACGTGAACTTCTGGTAGAACTGACTCGCCAATACCCTAACCGCACTGACTTCAAACCTGATGAAGTTATTGAAGTTGGTAAATCTCTTGGTATGAAAGCTAGCCCAGTTTATAAATACATTACGTCGCAACCAAAGGTAAAGCGTGGTGTTTATAGCCTTACTGCGCAAGTTGTCCCTTTCAAACAAGAAGAGGTGAATAAACCTATGGCATCAGTTTCTTCTGTTGTTAACGACGAAGTTTTTGTCCCTCAAAAAGAAGATACATATGTTGTCTGGGGTAACTTCAAGGATGTAGAAAAAATCATCCAATCTCGAATTTTCTATCCAACTTATATTACTGGTCTTTCCGGTAATGGTAAAACCATGATGGCAGAGCAAGCTTGTGCTCGAGCTAATCGTGAATATGTACGAGTTCAAATAACTCCTGAGACAGATGAAGATGATCTGATCGGTGGATTCCGCCTCGTTGACGGTGAAACAGTTTTTGCAAAAGGACCAGTCATCAAAGCAATGGAACGTGGCGCCATTCTCCTCATCGATGAAATCGATCGTGGATCAAATAAGATCATGTGTCTACAAGGAGTGCTCGAGGGTAAACCCGTTCTCATCAAGAAAACTGGTGAGGTCGTTTCTCCTTCAAACGGGTTTAATGTGATTGCTACAGCGAACACCAAAGGTAAAGGCTCAGATGACGGTCGCTTTATTGCTGCGACTATTATCGATGAAGCCTTCCTTGAGCGCTTTACAATTACCCTCGAGCAACCTTATCCTTCAGCTGCAATTGAACGCAAAATTGTTATGAAGCACATGGAAAAATATAGTTGTGTTGATAAAGAATTTGCAGAGTTGCTTACTGTATGGAGTGAAACAATTCGCAAAACTTTTGAAGATGGTGGTGTAGATGAAATTGTTTCTACACGGCGTCTTTGCCATATTGTTCAAAGCTTTTCAATCTTCAATGATCGTCAAAAAGCAATTGAACTTTGTGTAAATCGTTTTGACGAAGATACTAAAGAGGCCTTCATTGATTTATATACGAAGGTTGATGTTCAACCCACTATTGAAGAAACACTTGGAACAGATGTTTCTTTAGATGAAATTTTACTGGATGCTATAAATGATTGATTATAAATTTAACGAACGTAATTTGATTGAAGAATTTCAGTCGTATATTGACTCTACATATAAGGGTCATTATGCCACTAATAAATTTCAATCTACTGAAGTAATTATTGAACGTGGTCATGGTACTGGTTTTTGTATGGGCAACGTCGATAAGTATTCAAACCGATATGGTAAAAAAGGCTCTCGTGAAGATGCTCGAAAAGATCTGATGAAGGTTCTTCATTATGCTCTTATCCAATTATACATCCATGATACTGAAACTGCAAAAGAGCAAACATTAGATATTCCTGATGATCTAACAATTGATTTGACAAATAGTGATAATATTTCACTTTCAGGTATGTACAATGTTGATAATATAGGTTATAATAATATAGATAGCGTTACTGTAGATCTTGATAGTGTGACTACATTGACTTATGGAAACTCAATTGATGATGCTACTCCAGAAGAGTGGGATCGTGTATCTAAAAAACATATGGGAAATAAAAAATGAAACTAAGTGATGAAACCCTTTCAACATTAAAAAACTTTGCTGGTATCAATTCAAATGTTGTGTTGAATCCAGGCAGTGTTGTAAAAACAATGTCTGAATCAAAAACTATTATGTCATCAGCTACTATTGCTGAAGATATTCCAGCTCAAATTGGTATTTACGATTTGAATGAATTTCTCGGTGTTGTTAATATGTTTGATGATCCAGATCTTATGTTTGATAATGAATTCAAATCCGTTCGTGTAACTGAAGGCAAGCGTGCTGTAAAGTACTTCTTTTCTGAGCCTTCTATTTTGACTACACCAAGTAAAGATGTTCAAATGCCTCCGTGTGATGTAACATTTACTCTTACTGGTGAAGACATGTCAAATTTACGTAGAGCTGCTAGTGCACTCGGAGTTACAGATTGTGTTATTAAATGCGAACCTGGAACTACACCACAACTTGTAGTAACTGACACCAAGGACTCTACATCTAACTCTTATGAAATTGATCTGGATGAATCTGTTGGTGCTGGATCAACATGTAATTTTGTTTTCAACATTGGTAATTTCAAATTTGTCAATGATGATTATGACGTATCAATTTCCAGCAAATTAATTTCAAACTTTAAAGCAAAGAATACTCAAATTGAATACTGGGTAGCTCTTGAAAAAAACTCAACCTTTGGAGGCTAATATGAGTGAACAACCAGAAATCGGTCTTGGTGTAGAAGATCTAATGAATGCACTGCGAGTAATTAATACAGCAACTGAACGCGGTGTATTTAAAGCAAATGAATTATCTTTTGTAGGACAAGTTTATGACAAATTCTCAACCTTTGTACGAGCAGCTCAAGAAGAAGCAAAATCACAACAACCTCAAGATGGAGAATCTTCTGAAGATGGTAGTGAATAACCCAACCCAACGTGAAACCATTGTAAACGCTTTAAAGGAATGGTCAAATTCTGCAGTTCGTGTAGAAGCAGAAAAAGATCTTCAAAAAAATATTATTGAAGATTTGTCTGATAAAGTTGATATTGAAAAGAAATATTTGAATAAACTAGCAACAATGTTTCATAAACAAAACTTTGCACAGTTTCAGCAAGAACGTGAGGAAATCGAAGAATTGTATGAATCTATCACTTCATAGTGTAAAAATCAGTCTAATTGTTATATAATATATCTACTAAATCATGGAGTAAGTGAATGTCTGATTTTCTATGGGTTGAAAAATACCGTCCTCGCACTGTTGAACAAGCTATCCTTCCTTTGTCCCTCAAGGAAACATTTCGACAGATTATTTCTACTGGTGAATTGCCTAATATGCTTTTCACTGGTACTGCCGGCGTTGGTAAGACTACCATTGCTCGAGCTTTGTGTAATGAGCTCGACCTAGATTATATTCTAGTTAATGGTTCGGAAGAGGGAAACATCGATACCTTGCGTAATAAAGTGAAACAGTTTGCCTCCACTGTTTCACTTCATGGTGGATATAAGGTAGTCATCCTTGATGAAGCTGATTATCTTAATCCACAATCAACTCAGCCAGCCCTTCGTGGCTTTATTGAAGAGTTTGCGAATAATTGTCGATTCATCTTGACGTGTAATTTCAAAAACCGTATTATTGAGCCTCTCCATTCTCGTTGTTCGGTTTATGAATTTGCTATTCCAAATGATCAAAAGCCCGAATTGGCTGGCCAATTTTTTAAACGCGCAAGTGAGATTCTACAAAAAGAAAATGTAGAATTTGTACCTGATGCAGTTGCTCAATTAATTACCAAACACTTTCCAGATTGGCGTCGTGTTCTAAATGAAATGCAGCGTTATTCTGTGTCTGGTAAAATTGATGCTGGAATGCTTGTCGATTTGAATGATACCAATATCAAATCTCTTATGTCAGCTCTAAAAGCTAAAGACTTTAAAACTATGCGTCAATGGGTTGTTAGTAATATTGATACCGAACCTCAAGCAATCTTTCGTAAGCTATATGATTCTATGAACGAATATATAGTACCACAGTCAATTCCTCAACTAGTTTTGATCTTGGCTGACTATCAATATAAAAATGCTTTTGTCGCTGACCATGAATTGAATGTGGTTGCTTGTATGACAGAAATTATGGCAAATGTGGAGTTTAAATAATGCTAACAGTGTATTCAAAAAATAATTGTCCCTATTGTGTTAAACTAAAAAATCAACTTAATACTTGGGGAATTGCGTTTGAAGAAGTAAATATTGAACAAGATAAAGATGCAAAGAGTTTTGTAGTTGAACAGGGCCATCGAAGTGTACCTGTTCTTTATAATGAATTAGAACATATCAATCATAATAACATTACAAAAGAACAACTACTTAATCTTTGAACTAAGGTGCTTATATTATGAACTTCTTTGATTACCTTAACTCTATTAACTATTCTAAAAAAGACATCATGGTTGATGATATTGCCGAGGACGAATATAACTCCTTTATGGTCAACCGCGGTCTTTCTTATTTTCAAGATACTATTCTCTATGCAAATGAGATGAATAAGTATCATCACCTAGACTCTCGTCTTCAATTTGATTTTCTTATAAATATCATTAGAAAGCGAAAACGTTTCAGTAAATGGGCAAAAAATACTGATCCGGATGCTTTAAGTGTAGTGAAAGAATATTATGGCTATAGTAATGAAAAAGCCCGCCAAGTTCTTTCTCTACTTTCTAATGAACAAATAATTGAATTGAAAAAGAGGATGTTCAAAGGTGGAAAATAATAATCAAGAAATTCATGACTGGTCTCCAGCCGCTATGCTGGAAATCACATTGAACGAGCCTGATGACTTTTTGAAAGTAAGAGAAACATTAACTCGTATTGGTGTGGCTTCTCGTAAGGATCGTAAGCTATATCAGTCATGTCACATTTTGCACAAGCAAGGCAGATACTTTATTGTGCATTTTAAAGAGCTATTCTTGCTCGACTCTAAACCTTCTAATTTGACTGAAAATGATATTCAGCGTCGTAATACTATTGCGACTCTTTTGTCAGACTGGGGCTTGATTTCTGTTGTAAATTCAGAGGCTGCATCTAATGTTGCTCCTCTACGACAGATTAAAGTAATTTCTCATAAAGAGAAAAATCAGTGGGAATTATGTCCAAAATATAATATTGGAAATAATTAAAAAAAACTGTTTACATTTGGCTAGCATTGTTGTATAATATACTTAGAAATTGGAGAAAAGTTATGAAAAAGACTATCTTAGGACTTACTACGGCACTTACTCTAGCTGCTTCGAATGTTGCAGCAGCTGGCCAAACTGTATATGGTACAATTACAAACGTATCTCAAAACTGGACTTATGAAACTCGTCGAGTTCCATACGAAGATTGTACAACGGTTCGTGTTCCAGTAACTGGTAATTACCGTGGTGGATCAGCCGGTGGTGATGCTCTTGCAGGTATGATTATTGGTGGATTACTAGGTAAAGGCGTTACTGGAAACGATCGTGGAGCCGCTGCAGGAGCTATACTCGGCGGTGTTATCGGAGCTGATAATCATCGTCCAGTAAATCGTGGCCGTGAGTATCGTGAAGAATATCGTTGTGTAACTAATTATGATTATGTTCGCGAATCAGTTCAAGCTGGCTACATTGTAGATTATATGTATGAAGGTTATCTCTATCAACTTAAAACTTTCAAACAATATAACATTGGAGATAAAATTCGACTAAATGTTCGAGTAAGTCCAATTAATTAAGAAAGATTTATAATGAAAATTGAAAGCCAATTTATAGGATCTTCTTTTATAGAAGAAGATCTATGCGATAATCTAATTCGCTATTTTGATTCTTGGATTCATGAAGCAGCTCCAGGCACAATCGGCCTCAATAGTGGCAAAAAGCCTTCTAGTGCAGATATTAACTATGACGTAAAAAACAGCTTAGACTTACTTATTGGAGATATAGATCTTCAAGAGGCATACTATAACTCTCTAAAAAGAAATTTGGTAGATGATTACAAAAAAGAGTATAGCTGTTCAGACGACAATGCGCCTTGGGGTATTATCCAGGATTCTCAAATACAAAAATATCCTATAAAAAATGGTGGCTTTAAAGCATGGCACTGCGAAAGAAGCTCTGGAGTGGTTCAGCCGAATGCATCTAGACATTTAGTTTATATGACATATTTAAACGATATTAATGATGGAGGCGAAACAGAATTTTTATATCAAAATTTAAAAATTAAACCTAAAAAAGGCTTATCTTTAGTTTGGCCAGCTGATTGGACCTTTACACATAGAGGTAACTCTGCTCCATCTGAAGAAAAATATATTGTCACAGGATGGTTTAATTATCTAGAATAGCTTATAAATAAAACTGAGATGCGGATAGTCCGGTCTCATACTGTTCTTGCTTGAAAAAGGAGAAAAACAATGACAGGCGTTAAACAATTATTTCCACGTTCATCTTTCGTGGGTTTCGATCATCTTTTAAATGAACTCGATCAAGTAGCAACTCATGCTAACGATCATTATCCACCTCATAACATTATTAGAACTGGTGAGAATGATTATCTTATTGAGCTTGCAGTCGCAGGTTTCTCTCGTGATGAGTTATCAATTGAAGTAAAAGATCGAACTCTCGCAGTAACTGGAAATCATACTTCTAAAGGTAGAGAATTTATTCATCGTGGTATTTCGACAAAGAAATTTAAGCGAACCTTTAGGCTGTCTGAGCACGTACAAGTGCACGGAGCAGATCTAGTAGATGGTATCCTTGCGGTAGAACTGAAGGTAATCGTCCCAGAAGAAATGCGTCCTCGTAAAATTTCAATTGGAAAAAACGAGGGTCAAAATGACACAACACATATTAACAGTACACAGCTACTCAACGAGAGCAGTTGAACTAATCCTTGAAACGCTGAAAGGCATTTACAATAATCGAATTGAGCGTAAAGCAATTCGTGAAACTGAAAAGGCTTTAAGCGCACTATCTAATAAAGACTTAGCAGACATTGGCATCAACCGCGGCGAGATCTATGAAATCGCTAGATGTAAATCATCTATTGCCCACGTCAAAGCAAACAAAAATTTGCAGGGATGGGTATAATGACTGAAGCAGTAATGAAATATGCATTTGCACCAGTTAGTGGACTCTTTAGTGGGTTTAATAACTTCTTTCTTTCATTGGGAAGAGCAAGAGCTGCAGCTGAGCTTTCGCGGATGGGTTATCACGCAGAAGCTAAATATCTAATGACTACTGATGTAGAAGATTTATAGCTCAAAAGTAAGGGTCACTACTCAATAAGTGCGCGGGAGGCCACGGTAAGCCTCCCATTTATTTTACAAGGATAGTAGAATGCTTAAGAATATTACTAATAAAATACCCGACTTTTGTATGAGTCACTGGTTGCTAAGAATTCCACTTGCAATCGTATTCCTTCAACAAGGATTTGCTAAATGGCCAATTGATGCCGAAACAGCAGCATCATGGGAACTACCTCTTTTAGTTTGGGCATTCGTTGTTCTAGGCGAAATTGGAGCAGGCATTGGACTATTAGTCGGTGGATCTCTTTATAAGTATCTAAAAGAGCTCGGCGATATATTAACACGGTTTTCAGGTATTACTATTTGTAGTATTATGACCGGTGTTATTTGGATGGCACAACCAGAAAGTTTTACTGAAGTATTATTGTATGACAATTTCCACGTCCTATTATGGGTAGGTGGAATGTTTTTTGCATTGAGAGGAAATAGAACATGACTAAAAACTTAATAGCATTTATTGCTTTTTTTATCGTAGCAGGTTCCACAGCGCATGCTGATAAAGCATTTCGTAAATGCGCATCTTGCCATAGTATTGAAGAAGGCGGAAAAAACGGTGCTGGACCAAACCTATGGAACGTTATGAATCGTGGCGCAGCTGTAAATGAAGATTATCGTTATAGTAAAAAGCTATTAGCATGGGCAGAAGAAAATCCTCAATGGACTCCTGAGCTTATGGATAAGTGGCTAACCAATTCTAAAAAAATGGTAAAAGGTACTAAGATGAATTTCAAAGAAAAGAAAGAATCAAAGCGCCAAGCTATTATTGAATACCTACAATCAATGGGTACAGAACAATAAAAAATGCATGGCGAATATGGGCAAAAAGCTTAGGTGAAAAGGTCGGAGAGACTGACACTCAAGCAAACGTGGTTGCCGTCATAAGAACTTTCTGGTGGGTAGTCCATATTGCTACCTGCTTTATGATTATTATACACAATGGAGCAAAATTAGGATGGTGGCTATGACAACACTAAGATGGCAAATGATTAATGCAGCACATGACCATGCCAAAGCACATGTTGAAAAACACAAAATGAATATTGAAATCTATTTAACGAATCCAGCTGGTATTGGTGAACACTCTGATATTATGGATGCAATCGAAAAAGAACTTGAGGAGATGGCAAAGTATGAAGATCATATGGAAATTCTTAACAAGTACTTCCCAAAATAGAGACCTGAGTTTGCATAGAGCTCATACCTCTAAATACGAAGATCTATGCATGTAAACACACAACACACAAAGGAGACTATTATGTCTAATAAAAATCCGTTTGAAATCCGTTCTGAAATGTTGCAACTCGCAAAAGAATATATGGATCAACAACAATCTTTGAATATGGCATTTGCTGAAAACATGGTTGAAGCTGGTAGAAAAACAGCTGAAGAAATGCAACAAGCATATCAAATGTATTCAATGGAAGATCTTATGGAAAAAGCTAAAGAGATGTACTCTTTTGTTTCGAAAAAAGACTAAATTGTAGAGGGACTTCGGTCCCTCTTTTTTTATTATAGGAACTATCATGATTAAAATTATTAGATTAAATTCTGGCGAAGAACTAATTGCTGAAACAAAAATAGAAGATTTAACATATGTTTTAAGTAATGTTTCAATAATTATTCCGACCGAAAAGGGAATTGGCCTTATGGACTTTATGGCTTATTCTACTGTTCCAGATAAGGGATTAGAAATTAAATCTGACTTTGTTGCTTTTACTTCTGAACCAGTTGAAGGTCTATTAAAGCAATATAAATCAGTTCACTCAAAAATTATTACTCCAAGCCAAGGATTAATCACATAAAGTTGTTTACTTTCTCCGCAAACTTTGATATAATATTTACTATGTAATGGAGGTAAACCCTTGGAATTCTACACTAACGTAACTCGTTACGGCAACAGTCTTCTTTATCGTGGCTACAAAAACGGCCAACGTTTTGAAGACCGTATTAAATTCTCACCAACACTCTATCAAGCAGATCCAAATGGAACCGCGTATACCATGAACGGTGTGCGCGTTTCTCCACGCTTGTTTGATACAATGCGCGAAGTAAAAGATTATCAGCAAGCATGGAAAGATGTTGGTGGTGCTGATAAAACTCTATACGGTCAAACTAACTTTGTCTCTTCTTTTATTCAAGAAAAGTTTCCAGACAATATTGAATTTGATCGTGATATTATTAATGTGTCAACAATCGATATTGAAGTTGCCTCTGATGATGGATTCCCAACTCCAGAAGAAGCAGCTTATCCAGTAATCTCAATTACTATTAAAAACAATATTGATAACATTTATTATGTCTGGGGTCTATATGATTATAATCCTTCTGCTTGTACACTTGGTAGTGTCACTGCTAATGATATTGTTTATGTTCAATGTCAAGACGAGCGAGAATTACTCTTACGCTTTCTTGCTCATTGGAATTCAGATCGTCATTGCCCTGATGTTATTACTGGTTGGAATACCCGCTTCTTCGATATTCCTTACCTCGTAAATCGTATTACTAAATTCATTGGCGAAGACTTTGCTAAAAAGATGTCACCTTGGGGTGTAGTCAATCCTCGATCTGTAACAACTATGGGTCGTGAACAACAATACTATAATCTTGAAGGTATTGCATCTCTTGATTATCTTGAACTTTTCAAAAAGTTTGGTTACTCATATGGTGCTCAAGAATCCTATAAACTAGATCATATTGGTCACGTTGTTCTTGGTGAACGTAAACTTTCTTACGAAGAATTCTCTTCACTTCATTCTCTTTACAAACACGACTTTCAAAAGTTTATTGACTATAATATCAAAGATGTTGAACTAGTTGATCGTCTTGAAGATAAGATGGGTTTGATTACCCTTGCACTTACTATGGCTTATCGTGGTGGTGTAAACTATACTGACACTCTCGGCACAACCGCGATCTGGGATTCAATTATCTTTCGAGATCTATCTCAACAAGGTATTGTTATTCCTGCTGCTGAAGACAAATTCAAATCCGATTATCCAGGTGGCTACGTAAAACCGCCTCAAATTGGTTTACACGAATGGGTTGTTTCTTTTGACTTGGCTTCTCTTTATCCAAACATTATTGTTCAATGGAATATGTCGCCTGAAACTATTGTCGATGGTAAGCGTGAACAAATGGATCCAGACATGGCCTTGGCTGGCAATATGC